ACGTGTTATTCTGGGATTGTAAAAGTATACTAATATGATAATATATTATTATTGTGAATATATGATGAGATTATTTATTTATATTATTTTAAGGAGGAAATCATCATGAAAATTAATAATAACGTAGCATGTCCAACAACAAAACTAGAAAAAATGGCTTTAGCTAATCTAAAATATAACTGTATTGAAAAGGATGCACTTATGCCTTTATTTTTGCCATTAGCAGATGAAAATATCTGTAATGGCACAGTTTCCTTTATCGATAATTTGTGTTTTATTTATAATAACGATGGCCTACATAGTGGCTACATTAAAGACTGGACAGGCCGTCCTGACGGGGCGGTTGAAATTGAAGTTGAATATGAGGATGGCCACATCCAAAATGAGGTACTAGGAATTCCTAGTAACTTGGATACATTGCTTGCATACTACTATGGTATTGGTAGATATCGTAAAGCTGCAATGTTAATTAAACGATATAAAAAGTTTATGTAGGAGATTAAAAAATGTATGTAGTATACGTTGGCGTCTTAAATCACTTTAGATGTGATAATATGGCCGAAGCCATAGGGATGCTTGAATATTATGGATATCAAACTGGTAAGATATATAAAGTTAAAGAAGGCGGTAGACTAGAACTAGTCTATGAATATCATAAATACTAAAAAAAAAGATTCCCCATGGAGTTGAACTCCATGGGGAACTTATATTATTTTTTTTTCTTAGGATTTAAATCTGGATAATTGATATAAATTCTATTATAGTCAAAACGTAAAGTTTCTTTACGTGCTAATTCTTCACGAAGCTTTTCATACTTACTGTAAAGAATAGAGTATTTAGAACGTAGTTTATCATCAAGATCATCTTCTGATAATACACCGTCAATGATAGATAAACGAGTATTGATAGAATGAAGCATGAGCAATGCATCATTTTCATCTTCTACATTACGTAAACGTAGTTGATATTCATAGAGATCATTTTCATAATCTCTGACTGCACTATATCTGAAGGATTTCGATGTGTCCCTATATTTCTTCATAGCCCAGTCAATAGGACCTGCTTCTAGTAAAGAGTTATCATCGATACGACTCAAAGCAGTAATTACACGTTCAATTTCACGTTTTACCAATCTAATAGAAGTATATTCTAAAGATTTACGTAATCCCTTGATAGTAATAATGCGGTTAGATAATACATCATTATACACAGATAAACACCATGCAATAATAGTAGATGTATCTTTCTTACCGCCAGTTAGATAATTAATATATCCATAATCTTTAAGCTTCTTAATAGAAGTTTCAAGATCCATGCCAAATCCACAACTAATGAGGAAATCATCAGCAAGTAACGTACTATGATCTTTGAACATCACTGAAGTTATCTTCCAAATAAGATCTTTAAAGCCAAATGTCAATAATACTGCATAGTTAATAGTACTAGCTCTACGGATAGTACTATTAGTTTTATCTAAGTATACATCAATTTCAGCTCTAGCAATATCTATAGCAGAAGATGAATTTACTAATGCTCCTACATCATGTAGGATTAAAGCTAAGATTTCTCTATTAGATAAGTTGAGGACTGGATCAAACAACTTAGAATCTAATTCTAAATAATACTTAGTAATTTTAGATTTGTCTTGATGATCAGTATCGTATGCAAATGGATCACTTAAGATGATATCATAAATATCATTATCTTTAATGATAGGCATTACACAGATACCAAAGAAAGCTTTATCTGTATTACGAGTATATAAAGCCACATTACAAGAAGAACCAGTGAAAAACATATTTAACTCATGAGCTAATTGTCTTAATAGTTCTGGGTCTTGATTAGTGCGGAGTTGTTCAATAATAGATATACAATCATGAAAATCATAATTGTTCATATCTAATCCCCTTTCCTTTAAAGTCAAGGAAATGCCTAGGGTCTATAATGACCCTAGGCGTTTATTTCCTAGATTAGATTAAGGTTTTACATATTCAACTTTTTCTGGAGCTGTGATGTCTTTCTTAGCATCGTTTACTTTAGTGTAAGCAGAAGCATTTGGATAGCCACCAGCTGTACCAGCAGAAGTCATAGTATCAGGAATGTAAGTAGTGTAATCGTTCATGAGGTTACGTCCGATAGGATCAGTATTTTCATAACGAGTACGTAAACCAGTAGGGTTAATGATTTTTACACGACCTTGAACTGGTTGATAGCTTACCAATTTGAAGCGTTCGAACGCATGAACTGCTGGTAATGCATAGTTTTGTGCGTTGCGAATTTCATTGGATAAGTACAATTGATAATCGTAAATGCAATAGATTACACGATCGCTATTACGAGGGTTTAACAAGATGATCAAGTTTTGGTTGTTACGAAGTTTATCAGATGCAACGAAGTTGTAAACACGTTTGTCACTAGTTACAACTGTACGATTGAAGTCTAATTCAACAGGACCAATGGAACTTGGAGCTTGGTAAGTGTAAGTGGTAGGAGTGATCTTACGGATCAATGCAGGGTTACCAATTACAGAGATAGTAATGTTAGGGTCATTCAATACTTGGATCATTGTTTGAGCGTAGTTGTCCAAAGCATCCATGAATGTTTTGTGACGGTATTCTACTTGATCCAATGCATAGCCTTCTGGTGGAGCGAAGTCAAATACTTCAGCAATTTTGTTAGCCATAGGCATAGTTTTGAAGTCATTATCCAATTCTTTATGGATTTTGTCATCTTTCCATGTGCCTAAAGCTGTTTTGAACAAGGAAAGGATATTAGTCAATTGATCTTCGTTATAAAGAGCTTGAATATCTTTTACTTCTTCAGGGCTGATTGGTGTATTGATTGGGAATGCATCAGGAATTTCCACGATGTTTGTTTGAGAATCCCAACGTACGGAGCAAGTATTAAGCATTGCAGAGGAAGTATCACGACGTACAGACAATACAACTTTAGTTACAGCTGGATCAGAGCAGTAAAGCATGAATTTATTGTCTTTCATGAAACCAGATAAAATGCCTTCCAAAGTTTTAGGAGTGCCTGCAGTTGCTTCATAAGTAACAGAGAAACGAGTCATCATTTGACGATCGATTTCACCATAGCTTGGGTCGAAGCGACATTCTTGAATAGGAAGAGCTACTTCAATTGCAGTACCAGCAGTGATTTCACTTGCTTCAACTGGTTTCAATTGATGAGTTGCTGTATCTTCTTTCATCATACCAGCTTTAGGAATAGCAGATACGATTACATGAGTTACTGCAGATTCGATAGAGAAGTTATCGATGTTTGGTACAAGGCCAGAAGCACCGAATACTGCTTTACGAATTTCAGTTTGTTTAGTGTCATCACCAGGGTTCAATGGCAAGCTAACTACTACGTCTTTAGTAGGAGCTGCAGATTGGATCGCATCAAACATTTCATTTTGTTGAGTGAACATGTCGATTTCGCGACCTTCTGGAGTAACCAACTTACGAATTTTCATTGTAAGTGTGAACTTAGGAGTTTTAGCAACTGCTTTGTTGATAGCGCCTTTATCGAAGACGTTGTTCATCAACAAGTTTTTGTGCAATGGGAATACAAGACCCATAACTGGATTGTATGCAGACAAAGCGGAAGATTCCAAGAACGCATTGCGGTCATTGTCGAATTGAGCTTCCATCATTGCCATATGGTCAGCATAACCATCTGGATTACCTAATGCTGTATATTCTTCAGCATCAGCGGAATTTTCAGTAAAGAAATTTTTAACAGTTTCAACACAAGTTGGATCCATCATAATACGACGCATGTCTGTAAAGAATTCGGAACCAGATTCGTGCTGAATATCTTCAGCCATTTCACGAATAGCTGTAGCGTATTGGCGAGTAGCAGGAGTCACATAACCACGACCCATAACTACGTCAGCGCGAGATTCACCTACAACTGGCATAATCATTTTCTCCTTTCGGGATGTACAATTTATTTTTATTATATTAGGTATCTATAGGGACACCAAAATATTTACTATATTGTTATATCGCATAATTCTATACCATTTACTTTTTAACAGGTTCTTCTGGTGCTATAGACTCAATTAAAACTACAATTCGATCTAAACACCAAAGTGCATAGTAAAAGTCAGATTTATTTTCGATATATGTCTTAGTATGATAAGTTTTAGTGATATAATGCAAAGTCATATCTGCAAGTTTATCTAAAGCATTAGATACTCTTGTAATGATTTGCATATTATCGTTATTCTTCTTAATATACTCGACCTTTTGTTTAAAAGATTTAATTAGATTATAGAGTTCAGCAAACTTATCCTTCAATTCTTTATTTCGGATAGCTTTCTGCTCCTCTGTTAAATCATCATAAATCTCATTTTCTAATCCTTGTAATGGATCAGAAGAATTACCCGTATCTCCGTCAGTAGATTCGGAGGAATCCACATCACCACTGTCTAAAGAATCAGTATCATCACTGCCATCAGATCCATCATCTGATAAATCATCAGGTTCCATATCTCCAGAGTCGTCTCCTAGATCATCTTGTTCATCAGTTGAATCAGGATCGTCTGAATTATCATCATTATCTTCACTACCATCTGATAAATCATCAGGCTCATCTACTCCATCATCAGTATTATCGTCAGGAGTATCATCGCCTTCATTATCTTCAGTTGGTTCTCCATCTCCTAGATCATCCGGTTCATCACCAGACTCTAAGTCATCAGGACTATCATCAGTATCATCTAAAGGAATATCATCTTCACCTTCATCTTCTAATGGTTCTCCATCCGATAAGTCTTCTGGCTCATCATCGCCATTAGGATCATCTTCCTCTAGATCTTCTGGCTCATTATCATCATCGACCCCATCGCCATCTGCATCAGGATCACCATCAGTTAAATCTTCTGGTTGATCATCTGGATTAGTATCAGAGTCTAATGGGTTATCGATGACAACTGGAGGAGGAGTTTCCTCCTCTTCCTTTTTATCATCTTTTTTCTTTTTTTTATCTTTATCATCATCTGCTTCAGTAAATACCGCAGATGTTAAAAGAGAATCTACATATTCAGAAAAATTCATCTATATTATCTCCTTTATTAGTCATCATCACGGTTACTATTACCAGAGACGTGTTCACCATGTTTGAATGTCATATTATAAGCAAGTCTAGCTCTTTGACCTTCAAGGCGTTTCTTAATTTTTAACAACTCACGTTGTTTTTCTAACTGATTATCATCTTCAGCTTTCTTAAGATATCTCTTAGTCATTTCTAATTCAATATCGATTTCTTCAAGAACTTTTCTACGTTCCTTAGATTGAGCTTTCATAGACATACCTAGATATCCTAAGATAACAACAACAGATAATGCAGGATTGATTAATGCAGCAATACCACTACTAATAGCTAATTTAACAATACGGCTAGCCTTAGGAAGTATATTACCAGCAATAACTGCTTCTCTATTTTCAGATTCAAATTCTTTATTATCAATAATACGTTTAAGTTGATCCATTTGAGCATCAAATTGACGGCTAATATTGACAACACTGTCATCTAATTCACCAATCTTAGATTTGATCTTTTGAGAAGCAACTTTAATGGTATTAATGATATCCATTTCATTAACTACTGTAGGATATTTAGCAAAGTCATAAATACAATTACTATATCCTTCTAGCACTTTAAGATGAGCAATAGCTTCATCAATATTAGCATTATTATGATCAATAATAGAGCAATCTTCTACATTATCGTTATATTGTCGTAATGCTTCTGCTTTATCTTTTAGATTATCAATTCGTACATAGTCATCTGCAGTTTTATGCTTAATTGCACGGCAATCTCTTAGATGACGTTTAAATACAGCAGATAATTCTTCTGGATCTAAAAGAGAAGGATTATGTTTAGCTATATTAGCAATATTTACGATAGTTTGAGTATCATATCTATCAATAGAATCTTCCACGCATTCAATTAGATTACGTTTATAGATATTTTCCATTGCAGAATTCATAATATCTAATTTTTCGGATAATGCATCTACATTAATTTCTTTATCTTTTGTGATATCAGTACTAATAGATTCTACAGTAGAAATAAAGTCATCAAATTTAGTAGCTAAAGCTTCATCATTATCCATATTTAGATCTTCTTTATATTTAGCATATAGAGAAGCAATTAAGATAAGTTTATCTAACTTATCTTTACTTTTTTCTTCTAATACTTTATTATTAAAGTCTACTAGAATATTAGCATATTCAGTTAGATCTGCATTGATAGATTTTAGAGTAAGAATGATATTCTCAATAGAGTCAATATATACATCTAACCCTAAATCGGTATAAATATTCTTCAATAGTAGCTTAAAGCAATCGAGACCTTTATCGAATCTAAATTGACCGATATATAGATCTACTTTTTTGCTGCCTAGATCGATAACTTCTTTAGGATCAGCTTCAATGATTGTACTTTTTACAATCTTACCAATATCACTATTAGAAAGAGGATTATATTTAGATAATTCTTCTAAAGTACTTTCAAGTACAGCAGTAAATGCAGTTGGATCGCTAGAATTGATTAAGAAGTAATCTTTCATAGCTTCAACTACAGAGCCGATTTCATATTTACAACCATTCTTAGTTAATACGTAAAGATATTCTTCAGTTGCAATCTTGAACTTTTGGATATCTCTCATATTGTAAGTATCAATTAGTTTAGCAACTTTAATTGCATTAACTTTAGCATCATCTGCAGTCAATACATTTTCAAGTACAATCTTATCTAGATCAAAGCGTTTGCTAATCTTTTCATAGTTGAAAATGATGCGGTCATAAGTAGCAACTTCACATGCTAACTCAAGAGCCATATTTAAAGTTTCCATTTGTGCAGTAGCTGCTTGATCTTCAGGTGGAGCATTAGTGCCTAAAGCATCTTTTACCCCATTAGCTGCTTTATCAGTTAAGTCTTTAATCTTTTCAGAAGCATCACTTATCTTCTTATTGATCTTATTTTTAAGACGGCCTTTATGAAGTGCCATCTTTCTTTGAAGATATGCTTTGAATTGAGATGCATCTCTTACTTTAGTAATAGACTCTAATACTTTTTGCCGTTCACGATTGACCTCAGCAGGTGGTACATGGTTGTACAACTCGACTAGGAGATCCAACGATTTCATTATTGCCATATCATGATTAGAGTCAACTTCAAGAATATTTTTAAAAAGCATATCTGCTTTATTCATATCATGAGTTTCATAAACCATATCATACAGTCTGGCAAACGAGCCATTAGACTTGTATGATGCGTTCAACTCATATTGCCGTTTACGTATATTCGTTAGCATTGTATTTAAATCTCCTTTTCACCTATTTATGGTCAGTTATTATTATAAAGTTCCAGTATTATATTGAATACTTTAAATAAATAAACCCAGATATAACTTATCCTGTCAACATAAGTAATAATAAATATTTAGAGATTAAATGGAGGTCTATAATGGAAAAGTGCATCCCATTTATTATACATGAAGCTCCAATGACAGTTGGAGAAACAAAGATTGTTGAAAATATCAACAACAAACCTATTGCACAAGGTATCCTTCAAGATACAGATACTGTAAATCGTAATCGACGTTCTTATGCTACTAATGATATGAAAGCTCAAATTGCATGTGAACGTACAAGAGAATTAATCAAAAGTGGTAATATGAAGGGTGAAGATGGTCATCCAATGGAATCCAGTGTTCAACGTCAATCTACTATTGACCCACGTTTAGTATGTGTTAAATACTTAGACATCTGGATGGAAGGCACTGATGTATTAGCTAAGTTTACTGGTACCAATACTGAATATGGCCGTAACTTTAATGAAGATCTCCTAGATGGAGAACTTCCAAGTTTCAGTCTTCGTGCTCTTGGTAATCTTGAATCTATGGGTGGTAAATCCTATGTAAAAAACTTAAAAGTTATTACTTGGGACCGTGTAATCTATCCATCTCATAAACGTGCATATACTACTAAACTTCTTAACGAATCTGCTGGAGATCTAGCTAATACAAATGAAGTTGTAGTTAAAGAATCTTATGCTGGTCGTATCATTCCTATCAATAACCCTGCAGTTATTAGTTATATCCAATCTGAATCTGCAAACGTAGACATGATTTCCGATGTAATGGAATTTGGTAAACGTAATATGCAAGTTCTTGAAAATGGTAATGTACAATTATTTGATGAATCTGGCGCTTCCTTGATTATGTCTCCTGAAAAATATATTAAAGACGAAATCATGGAATGGGCTAAGAAACAATATTAATCAAAAAAAAAATAAATACAACCCAAGGAGTTAAACTCCTTGGGTGATTTTTATTTCTAAAGTATTCTTTAGATTTTCATCTTCTGTAGATTTCAATTCAATATTGAAGTTCTTATTGATAAATAAGAACTCACAAATATCATTCAATGCTTGAGAATTGATATATTGTCTATCTTTAGCCACCATAATTCTACGATTATTTCCTAGCTTATCTGTGAAGTCTAAGAAGACATCACCTTTAACGTATAGTTTAAAAGATGGACCAATAATAGATTCTAATTTAACCATAGCTACAAGCTCTGGATATTTTTGGAAATAGATTACATTTTTTAGAGCTTCATATCTTGGTTCATACATTTCTCTGAATACTGGTAATCCAACACTTTGAATGAATCCAATATTGTCTAAGATATATTCGCAAGATTTCTTAACACATTGCTCTTCAATACTTTGTCGATATTCAATATTATATTTGATGTGTTTTAAATCGATAAGTTGATCTACATGAGTTAACTCATGAATAATAATTTCCATAGCAAGATTTCTGATTGCATCAGTTGTATGATATGGGTGAGTTGTAACTGTGTCGTAGAATGCATCTAAACTCACATAGATGTATCCATATGGAGAAGTCCGAGCTATATTAGTCATCTTCTCTAAATATCCAGAAACAAAAATTAATTTTGTATATGGATCAATATGATTAACTTTACCATTGAAAGTATCATATGTAAATTGCATTGTTTGTTGTCCCAATTCGATTATATCAAACTTATTCATTTATACATGCCTCCTTCAACATTATAGTATATCATTAAAATGTGCTTTTTAAAAAGGAGCTATGGCAATATATGTATAATAGAATGACAGATGTCGTAAATAAAATAGAAAGACGTTTAGGTACAGCTCCTTTGAACTTACCTGAACAATTACAAAAGAAAAACTGGGCTGATTCAGTTATTAAACCTGATACATTGACTACATTTAGTCGTTTCTTTCCTCATATGGTTAAAGTCCAATTAACTAAAGAAGATATGAAAGACGGATACTATCTATTAGATCGTCATATTCCAGATAATTATGAAATCTTAGGAGTTAAAGATATCCTTTGGAGTGATATTGATAATGAACGGGCTGGACTTCAACAATACTCTGGTTATGGTATATATAATGTATTAGCTAGATCTATGAATGGTGATAGTATGATGTTAGCTCAAAGCTATGCGGATGTATCTTCATTATTTAATAGTGGCATTTACTTAGATTTCATTCCTCCTAATATGGTTAAACTCCAAATGGCTTTAGGTGGTAATACTAATAATCTAATGCAAAATGTAACTATTGGTGTATTTGTAAAACACCCTGATAATCTTATGACTATCGAACCAACTAAGATGGAAACATTTGAACAGTTGGCTCAAGCTGATGTAGCTGTATTCTTATATGAACACCTAAAACACTATGATGGAATCGAAACAGTATTTGCTAATATCGATTTAAAATTATCTACATTAGAGGCTCAGGCTTCAAGAAGAACTGATATTGTAGAATTCTTAAGAGATAACTACGTTAACCCAGCAAATACAAATCAACCAATAATGTATACAGTATAAAAAAAAATAAAAGACCCATAGGAGTTCAACTCCTATGGGAACTTTGTTTTCGCTAAACTATTATTTGTTTAGTATGCATTTCTTCAACTTATTCTCAAAGATCCGTACTTGATCTTCTGTAGAAAACAATGTACAAATCTTACCATTGTTATAAACTATATATGATGGCCTAGCCTTCTTAACCTCTAATAATTGTAAATAAGCTAATTTTACTTTATCCATTATTTTATCCTACATTTGATAGTAACTAAAGTAGTTATATCTGGAGAGAATTCAACTTCAATTGATGGCTCTGGGCCTTTTACTACATACTCATTTTCTAATAGACTGTTTTTTAATGTATGGATAAAATTACCAAATATAAATTGCATTTCATGGCGTCTAATAGGTTTACCCTCAAATCTACGTGGAGTATGCTTACCAGTAATAGTTAATTCTCTAGTTACTTCATCAAACTCACTATCAGTATAGAATCCGCCTTCCGGTAGATAAGAAAATAATTTAACAATAAAATCATTTATCTTTTCTTTTACTAAAGAAACTTTCTCTTCCATAAAAATCTCCTATCTAACCATGCTTGTACGGTTGCTTCCAAGTAAAGGAGTAGATGCCATATATCTTGCAATAGCTCCAGCATGTAATACTGGATTGTAAGTCATTAGGAATCTACGTAATCCTCTAATACGAGATATTGGAATATCATAACAAGAATCTGCACTAAATCTAAATCTAATAGCCTCAGTTATATTACCAGTTGAATTATCAATCAAAACAAATGGAATCATATCTAATGTATTCTTCCATCTATCCATAACTTTTTGATATTTAACTTTAAGACTGTCACATCTGATATCTATAATTTCTCCAGTATCATCTATAATTCTCTGGAATGGAGTATTAGGATTATCTGGATCACAAATAGTGATAGATCTTTCTATAGCCATAAATAGATCATCATAATTATCCCAATCTATATATAAGATATTATCTCTATCCCCTTTAGGAGATAAGACTAAACGATATCTATATTTAAGATTGGTTGTAATATTAGATCCACCTATAATAAACTCATTATGAAAATTTTCCTTAATTTCTTCACCAATTTTTCGTTTTCGCGTTTCATTAAAAAGTACTTCGATTTTTAGAGTAAGTCTATAATCTAACTCGAAGACTTGCTCTACAGCTTTAGTATAAATATCGAAGCTAGCCACTTTACCACTCCTGAAATCTTAATTATTCTTTAATATTACCAGTGATATCGATTTTAATTTCAGCACCATTTGGATAGTAGTTAGAATCGATTTCTACACCTGTTAATTCAAATCTATCAGCTACCTTTTTACAAGAGTCTTCAATATTCATCTTAACTGAATCAATTGCACGTTCGATAATATCTTTAGAATCACAATATTGCTCCAATTCTACAGGTGTATTATAATGATAAGTAACTTTATTTTCTCCAGTTACAGTTTCTAATTCTGCATGCATTAAGAAATGCTGAAGCACTTCATTAATTTCGTCTAAAATAATGTCTTCAATTTTTCGTTCCATTTTAATTACCTCCTATTAAATATAAGTATCAAAATGTGAAATGAAACTTAAAAAAATAAATCCCATAGGAGTTAACTCCTATGGGAAATATAAACTATTTCATAGTACGTTCATGCAAATCCAGTTTATTAATTTCTGGATAGATGTCGACTTCATATCGACGTTTGTTTTCTTTATCAACATAATTCAAACGTACCATCAAATCTTTACCAGCTTCTTTACGAATCAATTCATAACGAAGCATCTTTTCAGGTTCAGCACCTGGGTTGAATTTGTTTACAAAGTTTTCAAATGCTAATGCATTCTTCTTATCAGATACAATCTTAGCATTTAAAGTTCGTACAGCTTTGAGAACTAATTCTGCATTAGATTCTTTAATTTTATTGAAAGAATCATAATCTACATAGTTATTCAAAACCCATTCTACATCTGGAATTTCCACTTTTACTTTACGTTCACCATTTTCTGGTTCGGTTTGTACAGTAAATTTTACTGGAGATTCAGGTGTTTCAATATTAGGTTGAGCTACTACAGAACTAAAGTTTACAGAGAATAAATCCCCTGTAGGATTTGGAGTTAAGAATGCAGGTTTTGGATCTTCAATAATTTCTGCACCAATTTCTTCTTCTGGCGCCATTTCAATTACATCTCCAATATCTGCTCTTAAAAATTTATTTTGGAAATCGTTTAAGAATTTTCCAGTTACATTTTCTAATCCGATTTCCCTTTCAATAATGTCTGCTGGACTTTTAAAGACTGTTGGTCTTTCAATGATACTTGCCATAATACGTATTCCTCCTTGTGAAATACTATGCAATAAAAATAATATAAAAATGATCAATAGAGTGGTAGAAAGGTATTATAATCATTGCTACTACTATATCTTTTTAAAAGAGGTAACCACTCTATTGATCACAATTATAATATATCATCATTCATCTTTTTGAAAGTCAGATTTATTGAAATTAGGATCATAGGAAACCATAGCAAATCCTTGATCATATTGCCACTTAACATTTTCACGAACTTTATACAATTCATCAGCTTTATCCTGCAGAGTTTGGAAAGGAATCTTTATCTCTCTACATTCAGTGGCATATTTATTAAAGATTGGTTTCTTAGCATTATAGAATCTAGATATCTGTCTAAATCCATCATCTACTACTTCAATACAATCAGTATTATCATTACGAGTTCTACCAAGAACTTGCTTTGCTAATATTTCAGATTTGAATGGCTCTGCTAAAACTATTGTAGCCTTTAGGTCTCTAATATCTAGAGCCGCACCAGCTGATTTAGTTGTAGATAATATTAGTTTCTTAGAGAGTTGTTCATGTTTAATATCTTTAGGAGTAAGACTTGTATATACTCCAATATTATCTTTAAACTCTGGATAGTTTTCTTCTATCCATGCTTTCACTATATCTATAGCAGAGTTGGTTGCTATATAGATTAATACTTTACCATCAATCTTAATAACCTTATCCATTACTATATACATCATATCATAGAATGAGTTATTGCATACGATATGATTTACATAAGCATTTCTATTTAGACCGTATGCTTGATTAGAGCACTCCCTCATATCCTGAGGAGTTGGTCTACTGTTGAATCTTAATGCAGTATATCTAGTATGAGGGTCTGAGTCTTCATCAAATAAATTTATAGCAGGAATATTCTTAAAATATAATTTATAGATAAAGTTTTCAGTTTCATCGGATCTACCAGGTGTAGCTGTTAGATATAGCGTCTTTCTAGTATTAGTAGAATAATCTACATAGCAAATATTATCAAAATTAAGATGAGCTTCATCATAAACTTTAAGCTGAACTTGAAGTTTCTTAAATAGTTCACCGATAGTGTGCCAACCATTTGTATTACCAAAGCTCTGTAAAGTAGAGTGGGTAACTAAGAATACCTTATATTTAGATACATCAGTGATCCCATTTAGTACTTTATGGATAGCTACAGAACCATTCAAAACTAATACTTCACGATTTTCATCAATATTAGTATATTCACCCACACAGTTCTTCCATTGATCTAACCAACCAGTTGTAGATGCAATAACTATAGTTCT